TGAAAGTCTAATTCCGATATTTTGTGACATAATTATATCTCCTAAGATTAAAATCTTTTAAATATTTATATTTCCTTGTGATAAAAAAAACCGCATTTCTTTCGATAATGCGGTTGTTTATATTATTTAAATTCGATTAAGCACCACTTGCAAGATATGTAAGTGTACCATTAATACTAGCATACAATACCTTATTAGTATCATAGCCTATTACGATAACGTCAGATGTTCCAGTATTTGCTGAAGACTGCGCCAATGTAATTGTTCCGTCTTTCCATGCAACTTCTGTATCTGAATATGATACTGCTGTTGTATATGCACTTCTCGAATAATCCGCACGTGTTCCAGTAACACCAGTAACAACGTCTGTCCAAGTAAATTTACTTGCTCCTAAATCTCTTAATAGTTCCATTTTATTTTCTCCTTATGTTTAATGAGATAGCCCTTTCGGGCTATCTGATTCATTGATTACAGATAAACCACATCATTACCAGGTGTGAATCTTTCTCCAAGACCCTTAACGATAATTACGTGATAGTAAAGATCCGCACCAAACAAATGATCTACAACACCATAACGTGTCATTAAACCAACGCGAGGAGTGAAATCATTAGGACCTATTGTACGTTGTACCATTACAGGAATGTAAGGGCAATAAACGATACCAGTATCATAATATTCGGAACCTTTATAACCTAATAGTGCATACTCCAAGCGAGTTGAACGTGCACCCGGACGAGCCCAAGGCTGTTGACTTTCTGTGCGTGTATCACGATAAACCGTAAACCTTCCAGCAAGATTACCCACCTTAGCCACACCAACCTGTTGAGTCGATACTGTGCTGTTCACAGGCATAAACTTAAACTCAGGCATCATTTCCATGATTGAACATACTGTAGGAGTAGCTATAATAAAGTTAGCAGCTCCACGACGGTTACGGATAGCGATACGGTTTGCTTCGATCAATACTTTCTGATAGAAGTCACGGTTTCTTTCACCAAGCCAACGACCATCAGCCGATGCAGGGTTCCATGTTGACCAACCACGATCACGACCAGCGTTCAATGCGATTTGGATCATTCTTATAACCATTTCACGGTCAATTTCGGCCTGAACTTCATACGACATTGCGTTTGTCAATTCATTATCGATATCGATACCATTCATGTTCTTAAGGTCCTGTTCCAACTCTACTGACCACTTAGCTGCCAATCTACGAGTACCAGCTTCAACAGCTGTTTTCTCAAATTCGATTGTCATCTGAGGAATCTGACCTGTCATTTCATAGTTTGCTAACCATTCTGCAACACCCTTATCTTCATCAAGGAATTCGAAATCTGCACTACCTGAAAGACTTGCAGACGATGCACCTGTATAACCAGTGTTTAGATAGTTATAACCAACTTCCTGTCCATTCGCAGTCGACTGCGTAGGGCTACGGAACTGAGGTGAAGTAGCTGCAGCATCATATGTACGATGCGAAGGATCCTGCCAATCAAGATTCTCACCTTCATAACGATAACGAAGAGCAAATGCAAGACCAACTGGTCCACTCATTGGTTGCACACCAACAATTTCATTTGTGATAAGTTCAGGGAACGTACGACGAATCATAGGTATCAAAACTTTAGGCAAACGTGCATCACCAGTAGCGTAGAAATCATTATTACCCACACTACCGCCTTGTGTACCAAAAGAGCTACCAGCACCGCCGTATCCGAACATATTGCCCGGACCACCAGCTACGTTGGCTTCTCTCAAACACCATTGTTCTTGGTTTTCCAAGAGCATTGAGGTATTTAAACGTGTGTGTTCATCTTCAATAGGGGCAACTGTCTTGGATGTATAATCCAAAATAGGTTTCCATTTTTCTACTAGCATGTCAGCTTTACTAACATCTATATATGCTGTTCCTGTAGGAATCTTTCTGTTCATATTATTTTTTCTCCAAAAAATACTAAAAGAGTTTAAAACTCTTCACTCAATTATTTTTGCTTACTGAAACGATCCTGTCGTTCCATAGCGCTTAGATATCCGCCAACGTCCTCGCCTTTCGAGGGAGATGTATTCTCTGTGATTATACGCGGTGGTGTATCAACACCTTTGCTTATGATCTTAGATCCTTTAGTTGCTCGTTCTGTAACGAGTGTTCTATTTTCATCTTCGTCCTTGTCAAACATCTTAACTACATATTCAAAATTTTCTTTGATATACTCAGGATCCTTACCTTTTAGCATCCTCATTACATATTGCCTCTTCTCGGGACCAAGCTTTGCAGTATTCTTTTCAATTAGTAATTCTGCAGTTCTGGCCTTCAAGTTTTGAGATACCTGAATGTTTTGCTTTACAGCTTCATTTAACTCAGTTTTAAGGTTATTAATTGTCTTCTGCCCATCAGCAACAGCTTCTTTAATGGTATCATTAATGAAAC